GGGCACTCCTCTCGGAGATAAAGTCCTTAGCACTTTGCATACCTTTGAAAATTGTGCTCATGCTTGTTTAGGTTACACCGTTAAAGATTCTCAAGGTGTGGAAAATATTAAGTTTGTTGATTTAGACCCTAAAGCTGTTGTATCCTATGCCCCTGGTATTGATGTCTGTATTGTTCCAGTTGACGCGACTAAACTCTCCGTTAAAAAGTATGCTTTTGCATCTCATGAATGGAAAGGACAGGTTACAGTGACAACTCCGGAGATCGACGCGGAAGGGAAAGAGGCGTGGTTCACCCAAATTTCGGAGATTAAAGGATATCGCACCCCTAATTTTGAGTGCGATTATTTTATTTCTTCTAAAAATGGTGATTGCGGCGCTGGGGTTTTTAATTCTGAACATCAACTTGTTGGTCTCCATTGTGCAACTCGTGGGGCGAACATTTCTAATTTGTTTGTCGATATCGCTCGTGCGAGCAAGCAGATTGGACCCAGTTCAAAAAACTAGAAGTTAATGCCCATGCAGATTTTAAATGGCACCGTTTATTTCGGGTGTCAGAGTTTTTACTGCATCGGGCCGACCTTAAAACTGCCGGTTTGAAACATATGGTTCCAGTGGGGTTCACTCCTCACCGGCTTCCTTTGTCCCATAAAGCGCCGGCTTTTGAGCATATCGATGAGACGTTTGAACTTTACTCGTCTTACGATATGGACTCTTACTTACGAATCCGTTCTTTTGTTAAACATTTAGGTGTTAAACCTACTTATGACAATGTATGGAAAAGTATTCTTAAATGCGATCGGCCTCTCATGTCTCCAAATGATGCCTTTCACGATCTTGCCAAGACTTACACTGTTCGAATGCTGCGAGGCATTCTTACAACAACACCACAATACCGCGGTTTGACCTTTGTTCCAATGGCAGCCCCCGGAAAGATATATAAAATCGCTGGTTACACTAATAAATCAGAAGCGATATTTTCACCTCTTTTCGATGAGCTCTGGAACAGTGAATATACCGTGGTGTGGTCGATATCTGGCAAAATCGAAGACCTAGAACTTTCCGACATATTAGACGAAAACAAGATCCGTACTTTTATGATTCCCTCAGCCGAATTCGCAATGAAGCAAAATCTTCTCTATGGTCAGCAAGATAAGAATATGATTGCCCTAAATGATTCAACTTGGATCAGATATGGCATGTCTCGCGAGTACGGCGGTGTTGATCGCCTGTTTCGGTCGTTGGAACGTTGTACTTACGTTTTTATGGCTGATATATCAGGTTGGGATCGTAATTGTGATCTACATACAGTCTATGACATGCGTGAGAGTTGTCTAATCCTTCCCGACGACCCTCAAATGAAAGCGAAACTTACTCGTCTCCAGGAGTATGTACGCACTAACACAGTTGAAAGCATTTTGCTTTTGCCCGATGGGTCATTGTTCGTAGTGTTGACCGGTAATAGGTCAGGATCATCAAAAACAACATCGGACAATTGCATTAAGCATTGCGAAATTCAGTTTTATCATTGGATACGCATGTTT